CAGAGGCGTCAACCTCTGACTAGCTAGCGCAGTGCAACACCTAGCGGCCTTAAAAACACCGCTATTATTCCATAGGAGCTGTTGATGCCAGACCCCAAGAAGGCTAAAGGTCCTTCGACTCGTCGAAGGATCTTCGCGGTCCAGAAGCTTGCCACTGAGTATTCTCAGTGGAACAAGCCTACTGGCCCGAATGGAGCGTCCGTTCAAGGAAACAAGAACGGACCTCTAGCCTTTAAGGCGGCTGGGACGCAGATTACTACGTCGGAAGGGCATCCTTTCTTCTCTTCTAGAGAAGTAGGAAAAGGGGACGTCGGAGGAAACTTCTATACACAAAAGAAGTACTTCCTTCCCATAGGCACCCAAAAGGTTGCTTATGGCTGGACTTCAGTCCTGGACGCTCCAGCGTGGAAATATTGCCGATATACTGGCCCTATTCTCCCCGTTGACCCTAACACGGTCGTATTTCCGCCGGACCTGGCGTCTAGCAATTCATCGCTAAACGCTATTGGTACGACGGCGATCGCTCGTGTTAAGCCCACGAACCCGGTCGCAGGTTTGACTGCCGCTCTGACAGAGTTGCACCGAGAAGGACTGCCCCATGTAATGGGGAGTACGACTTGGCGCGATGGGGCTCATGCTGCACAAAGTGCAGGTGATGAGTACCTTAACTATCAGTTCGGCTACGTTCCTCTCGCTAATGACATTGCTAGCTTTGCTAGCACTGTCGTCAATGCTCATGACGTTATTGAACGTTATAAGCAAGGTATCGGGAAGACCGTTCGTCGATCCTACGATTTCCCATCAACAAGTACTCTTGTCTCTTCGTCCCTTACACCGAACAAGTCACCGTGGTTTAATACCGCGGTGGGGAGTTCGAATATGTATGGTGACTCTAGAGGCAAGAGCGCACCCGGTGTGCTGGTGACTGAACGACGGTTAGTTCAGCACCGGTGGTTCCGCGGCGCATTCACCTACTTCTTTCCGGAGACGTTTCTTTCCGGGAAGTTGCGTGATTACGCCATCCTAGCAAAACAGATAGGACTGGAACCATCGCCAGCAGTATTGTGGCAGATCACTCCGTGGAGTTGGGCCATTGACTGGTTCTCGAACGCTGGAGATGTTATCTCCAACTGGTCGAGTTTTCACCAGGATGGCCTTGTGATGCTCTGGGGGTATCAGATGGAACATACCATCGTTACAGATACCTACAGTCTGATTGGGGCCCGTTTTAACGACGGATCCCCCATATCAGTCCAAGACCTAACCTTAGTCACTGAGACTAAGATAAGGCGAGGAGCATCCCCCTATGGATTTGGACTGAATTATGGGAACCTTAGCGGTTTCCAACAGTCCATTTTGGCTGCCCTTGGTTTATCCAAGTTGCGGCTGTAGTTGTACTACGACCAAAACACCAAATAGGAGTAATGCCACAATGTCATTTGCCGATCCGCAGTCTGTCACCTTCCCCGCGCCGCTCAGTGCGACGGTGAGTCTGCCCCGCGTTAGCGTGGGTCAGTACGCATCGTCGTATTCGAGTAGCGATGGGCTGGTGACGCTCTCGGCCTCCTCCCAGATCGGGAAGAGGACTAGGAGAGTGCTGCGTCTCGATCACAACAAGATCAGCGCGGATGTCTTCACGCCGTCGGTTAACATCAAGCAGGGTATGTCTACCTACTTGGTGTTTGACTTGCCGGCGGTGGGATACTCCAACGCTGAGGAGCTCGCTGTCTATAACGGCCTTAAGGGCGCTATGACGGCGACTACCGACCTGCTCATCACCAAGCTTCTTGGAGGTGAGTCTTAGGTCCGGAACCCTTCTCGGGTTCCGCCTTGTTGTGGTTATTTGCATGCGGGGGCCAGGGTTGTATACCTGGCCCTCGCGCCACTCACTTTTTGGTTGAGTGTCGCAAATAGCGGGTGCCATCTGGCTCAGGATAAGCTACCTCTATAAGGAGGGCTTATGAAAAGCCTGATGTTACTCTGGAATACTCTCGCCGATGATTTGGCGAGAGGATGTCGCATTAGCACCACCCGCGACTGCAAAACAGTCGCGTGGCGCGTCGAACATGAGGGGATGTCGTGTTTGACGATATCCCTTCCTCAGTTCGGAAAAGACTTCGAAAGAAGTCTTGACCGAGGCTGTTTGACCCGACAGGATTTCCAAGGTTTTTCGTGGAAATCTGGTCTCCCTGTATTTCTACAGGGTTTCCTCGGGCTTGTGTTCGACGCAGGTACTGGTCGATTGTTGGACAAGCCAAGTATCGAGGCAATACATGCAGTAAGGCAATTGACGTTGCTTTACGGCAAGTTGTTCCTTCTTTCTAACCAGAAGAGGGAACGCGCTGCGATGTCTAGCTATGTCCAATGTGATCAGGAAGTCCGCGAGAATAGTGCACGTATACCTGCCGATAAAAGGCGGCAGTTTGTGCGTGTTTCTAATCTCGTGCTCGGGCGTGTGCTCACCGACATTGACAGAAGTTTTGTCAATGGAGATGCGCTCATACCGAGTCATGGACCAGGAGCAACGGCTGACGGTCTTAAAGGTAACCGTAAGTACGTGCAAAAAACCTGGCCCATGCGCCTCGAGAAGGTCTTTCATTCGATTGACCATCTCGTCCCTAGTCCCTCATATTATGAGGCACTAGAAGGCGTGGACTTCCTAGAACCCGAGGCTGAGATTCCCGTTAAGGTAATCTCAGTCCCTAAAACGCAAAAGACACCCCGTATTATCGCGGTTGAGCCTACTGCTATGCAATATGCACAGCAGGCGGTCCGCCACGTTATATACAGAAAGGTTGAGAGGGATAACCTCCTCAATTCCTTTATCGGCTTCATGGATCAGACGCCTAATCAGCGCCTGGCCTGTGAAGGATCCCTTAACGGGGATCTGGCTACGCTAGACCTTAGCGAAGCTTCCGATCGTGTCTCTTACGAGCATGTATGTGACCTGTTGGCGTTGACTCCTCATTTGTTTGAGGTCATCGACGCATGCCGGTCGCAGAAGGCTCGTGTGCCTGGTCACGGAGTTATTCCGTTGGCCAAGTTCGCGTCTATGGGTTCAGCTCTTTCTTTCCCTATTGAGGCAATGGTGTTTCTAACCATTGTTTTCATTGGGATCGAGGACGAGCTCAATCGGCCATTGACCCGTAAGGACGTTAAGTCCTTTATGGGTCGGGTGCGTGTCTTCGGTGACGATATTATCGTCCCCGTTGACTATGTGCAATCAGTGATTCATTCACTCGAGGACTTTGGTCTGAAAGTGAATCAACACAAGTCTTTCTGGACTGGAAAGTTCAGAGAGTCTTGTGGGAAGGAGTACTATGACGGCCAAGACGTTAGTATTGTCAAGGTTCGTCAGGT